GTTGCCCCCAGAGAGCAGCGGACCATACGAAGCTGATGCCGAAGCAGAACCTGACTGCTGTCGCCTTGTTGTTGCCCACTTCTGCAAACCACGATTAACGAAGCCACCTTTGCGGAAGTTGTCCTGATAATGATCCTTAGCCATGCGCCCCACCTTTACAGGTAATTGCCGTCGAACAAGCTGATCAACCTCCCGACTTTGCCTTTTTATGAGTTCCGAAAAATCTTTTATATCCATTTGCTTGCTTTATTCGTTGATTAGTTGTATATTTGCAGTGGATAGCTCTGCTTCTATGTTGGATTGTATTTCCAGCCGTGAAGATGGGGCTATCTTTCGTTTAGACCTATTAAGATGTTTGGACTATCTGAGATACTATATAACATTGTCGTCCCATCTTGATACTCCTTTATGATAATCCAACTTTTTTCGCCTTGTATCTTTGTCTCAAAGAGATGAATCCATTTAGAACCAGGCTTGGTACTATTGTCTGACTTTCTACCAATATACTTTGCTGAATCAAGGACCTCCTCAATGCTAAGTAACATTCTATTCTTTTCAGCATAGTGTGCATGTGGCTGATTAGTCCATTCATCTATACTTCTTCGTGAGATACCAATCTCTCCTTCAAAGTTTGGGATGGTAATAGTGGTACCTTGTAGCTGCTCACGTGCTTCCTTTTTTATCTCTTTAATATCATTCTTATCTATCCCATATATGCACCCATTAATATACGGACAATGATAGCAGTCCTTTACTCTATCTCTGAACAGCCGCTTGAGCCTATCCTTGAACTTAGGAGTATAGAACGGACAATCGTCACACGATGCGGGGAAATACGGGTGATCGTCAGAGAACGTCTCGCCCGTTGTGCCAGGGTTGCCTTTCAACCCAGCCTGCGGCTCGGAGTGTACATCCTCAGCAGGCACAGGCGTAACCGCCTCGTCAGTACTCGTCAGGCTGCATTTGCAATTCCATCGGTCGCCCGGTCGGTGCTCCGTCCAGAACTCATCATCAATCGGTCGTATCGTTCCCCAGTACTTCCGATGATCTTCCCCTGGGTGCAGGCTCGTTGAGGGCATCCACTTGAGGTTAGGCAGCACATCCCGTTCGCGGCGGAACTGCTGCCAGTCGGCTGCCTGATGCGCCCTTAGTACGGCTGTATCGTATTCTGTCCGTAGCCATGCGCCACACTGATGCGAAGCAATCGGCAGAACGTCCTTCAACCACTGATTGAATGGCTTTAAACCGCCGTTTGAATCCAGCAGCCGTGCAGCCATGTCGTTTTGAGCACGATGCACTTTGAAGGCAGAGAACACCTCATTGCTGTGTTTTTTATTGCATTTTCCTTTGCAAATGTGCCATGAAATGCTTACCTTTGCACTATAATCTTATAAGAGAGATTATGCACAAAGAAGTAATGCCAATTATTCAGAAACAAGTCTCACTTACATAAGATGGTAGCCGAGCTTTCCTCGACTACCACACGCAACAAGAGCGCACCGCGCAAGGATTTCATAAATGAGTGAAGTGCTTGCGCTTTTTTATTTCAACATGTCTCACCTTCATCTTACCAACATAAACACGCAAGACAAAAACATCATTTGCAAAACTGAATATTAATCGCCAACTTTGTAGTGTGATACAAGTTGATGAGTTGACAAGTAAACAAGTTGACAAGTAAACAAGTTGTCGGTACAATTAACCTGTCAACTCGTCCACTTGTTAACTCGTTCACTCGCTAACCGTAAGTGACCCACTTACGCCTCAAAAGTGACCCACTTACACACCGTAAGTGATAAGGTAACAATTCGAAAGAAAACAACTCGTTTTACCGAAGCATATAAAACAAACCACAAATAACGAATAATAGAACGAAATAAAACAAAGTCTATAAGTTTCTAATTTTCAAATCCTAAGCAATATGATAACAACATCACACCCCAAAAAGCCTCCTTTCCAACTCCGTGCTTATGGTCGCACGGAGCTGGCACAGGCTTATAATCCCCACCTCTCGCCAGGCGCAGCATGGCAGAAACTCTCCCTATGGATACATCTTTATCCAGATTTGACAGAGCGACTTAAAGCAATCGGCTACTCGCCCCACCAACGTGTCTTCACTCCACGGCAAGTAGCGATGATTGTCGAGGCGTTGGGAGAACCATGAGGGGGGAGAGGTCTTTTAAAGACAGACGACTTATAGCTCATTTTTCTATAAATTTTAAAGATTAAGTTCTTGCTTTTCTGATATTAAATAGCTATCTTTGTGGCGTGTTAATAGTGTAAACACGATAAATAAAATGACCGCAATTGTAGCCGTACTAAACAAACATGCAGTAGCTATTGCTGCTGATAGTGCTGTGAATATGGGTGATACGCATAAAGTAGTGAATAGTGCCAATAAGATATTCACGCTCTCAAAGTATCATCCAGTCGCCGTTATGACCTATAACAACGCTGCTTTTATGGGGGTGCCTTGGGATATCATCATTAAGGAGTATCGCAAAGAGCTATCTGAAAAATCTTATGAGAAACTGAATGATTACGTAGAGGATTTCATAGATTTTTTGCATAATCGTGATTTTTTCTGTGACGAAAAGACACAACGTAATTATTTAAAGAGGCTGTTAGATTCGTTTGTAAAAAATGAATTGTTACAGCGAGACGGAATTAGCACAGAAGATTTAACAGGGGAAAGGCTCAACGAAAAAATTATTAGCTATAAGGAGCATCATAGAAATGACGAGAAATGTTCAGAGTTTGAGCATTACACTTATGATGAATTCAGAAAACAATTTTATACACTTGTTCAAGAATATTCAAGTCAAAACAGAATAAATATATCGGACGAATTATGCGAAGCATTCTTCTATTATCTCTCAGCTAAATTAGAATCACCAATGAGTACTGGTTTAGTATTTGTTGGCTACGGAGAAAACGAAATCTATCCTTCATTATATCCACTCAATGTCTCCTTGGCTGTTGATGGGCATTTACGATACTATGTCAACAAAGACAGAATTGTAGAAATATCAGATCATGTCTGTAAACCCAGTATAGTACCTTTTGCCCAAATAGATGTGACACAAACTATTGTGCGTGGTATAAATCCTACATTCCTGCACATTATCTATAATGTAATTAGTGATACAGTGTCAAATGTATTGGAGATAATTGCCAATCATTTAACAAAGGATGATTCAACAGCAGCAATGGCTCCTATTATACGAGATTTAGATACGACACTTACACTAAATGATGCTATCCAGACCATACAGCAGCAGATGTTTAATTGCTATACAGTGCCTTTACTGCAAACGGTAATCGGATTAGACAAGGAGGACATGGCAAATATGGCTGAAAGTTTTATTTCTCTTACCTCTCTCGTTCGAAGAATGCAGCCCAGAGAAGAGACCGTAGGCGGACCAGTGGATGTAGCTGTCATTTCCAAGGGCGACGGCTTTGTGTGGATAAACCGTAAACACTATTTCAAGCCAGAACTGAATGCAGCCTTTTTTCAGAACTATTTTAGAAAATAAGCAATATGGAAAAAACAGTATATAATACTCTTTTCAATCCAGAGGTAGAGGGAACTCTCTTACTAAGGAACAGATAAAGGAGATAACGGATCGTATATCTCAGAAAATATCCGACAGCTTTAAGAAGCAATTGGATAGCGCATTCAAAGAATATAACGAAAAAAAACAAAAAACTTCTACAGATGCACCTAAAGGTTAAGACCATTAGACTGCACCTTTACCAAAAGAACAATAGAGGGGTTGCCTATGGGCTGTCCCTCGTTTTTTTGTTGTATATGGTAATAGATTACCTCTATTGTAACACTAAATTAGAAACGCCCTCGTCAAGCAGATACGACTTTGGTAAGCTCTATAAAAACGAAACTCACGAGCTTTGTTTTAAATTGAATCTACAAGTGAGATTCAAGTAAGCCTTAACTCTTATTTTCGCTTGCACCTTATTATATATACAAACAAAACAATAATGGCTTGCACGACGAGGGTGCAAGCCATTGCATTAATCCTTTTATAGTGTTGATGGTGCGACAGGGGCATTCACCAGCACTTTATACGATGCAAAGATATGTATTTGTTTTTATATCACAATATAAGCATACTCTATTTCGATATTTTTTAATTATTTTTTAGATTTCAAGTGATGCTATATCAGACAATTCCCACTTCATGTGTGTAATTTGTTCCACTGTTGGTGTTAAGTTGATAGAGTTATTTTTTAATGTAGTATAAGCCTTATTCAGTTCTATAACAAAATCGTGCTGCCGATTCTTCGAGATAGCACCAATAAGATAGGCTATCACTTTTATTGCACCACCAAGGCTATACGCTTCGCCTTGTGTAATTTTCCCAGCAGGTCCTTTCTTTACCATCTGATGAAGCCGCACATCGTATAACACGGCACCATGGGCACAAACATTGCGTATACATCTTACAACCTCGATATAGTTTTTAAAAACAGCGACCTTATTTATCTGAAAATGCTTTGCAATGAGTAGCTGATCATCTGTCTTTTTCAAATTATTATAGAGTAACAGCACACTTCCAAGCGTCATGTGTTCAAGCGTTTTCCATGCTGGAGCATAAATGCTACCCTTATGTTTCTTGTGATGTCGTTTTATATTTATGTTGCGTTTCACTTCCTTATAGCATTTATTGTTGAACTTGCTGATGAACAACTGCTCTACAACTTTCGGACTAACAAACCAACAAGGAATGTTTTTATATCGTTTGCTTAATATATAGGTAAGGTAAGTGCGAAAAGCAACTTCTATTCTGCTGATATATTTTAAAAGCATGTTACGCAAATCATAATCAAAGTAGTAGAGTGTAACGGCATCTTCGAAACATGTATTAGCTTTCATCTTATGATTTCGGTTATTCAGATTAGGATATGATATTTCAAAAGGAAAGAAGTAAAATCCTAAGCGATAGTAACCTATATCCAATAGATTTTCCTTTGCTTTCGCTTCATTATTAATCTGTACTCCACGATTTCTTAAAAGTTTAATTTGTTCTGGTATTGTAGTTGCTCTTTTCATGTAAAATTATATTTGGATACAAAAATACAAAACATATTTAATCATTGCAATAAATTACTTGGAAATCTTATTACAAGTAAAAATATCTGCTAACCCCTGCTAACCGCTGAAAACCTTTACCCACTCTCGCACCCTTCCTATC